GGCCACCATGCGTCCAGCAAGTGGCTCATAGCGGAATTCCCTCTTGAGAAATCCCACTTCGTGAATTGAGCGGACGGGAACAAGTTCCCCGCTCTTAGACTCGTCCGTGTAGGTCATTCCAATGGCCGCATAGGCATCTGCCAAAGTGATCTGGTTAAACCACTCGACGATCCTTGGGCTAATTCCAATCAGGTTGTCGTCTCCGTACGACACCATCGTCACGTTCTTGTTGAACTCGAGCATGTTAGCCAAAGCAGGCTCACGCAGTTCAGCCAGAGCAATGTAGCAGACTCTAACTGAGATCGAATTGTAAATCGAGTTCAGAATTGCAGTCATAGGACACCCTGAGGGTTGTCCGTGCGTCCAGTAGTACAGGTTGTCCCTGAACAAATGACATGCATTGATGATGTCTTTCCATAGTGTTCTCCTAACGAGGGCATTGATGGGCCCATCGTCGTACCAGGCATTGACAATCTCTACCATTGGCTCTAAGATATCAATCTGGAGGGTTCCATCAAAATTTGAGAAATCTCCTGCAACCACTTGGTCTTCTCCAAACCTAGTGATGCGATCATAGATTCTCTGCCAGTCGTAACTGTAAACATTAGTTCCGACGCAGATTTCATTCTCAATACGGTTCCACTCCAAATGAGCACAGAATCCGAGGAAATACTTCCTGAATAAAATGGTAAAGTCCATCGGCCCGGCTGAGAAAACTCGTGTCCGTCCGTCCAAGACTTTGAGGATCGGTCTCCTCTCATCTTTGAGTGTGTCGATCCACACAGTTTCCATGCGATAACCCATCTGCGCGAGACTCTCTCGGCGCCGGATGGCTCTCATCAGTTCTGGGTGGAATTCGAATTCATCTCCTCCTCCAAGCCATTTTGTCTTTCCGGGTTTGCCACCCGAATCAAGTACCCAAGGGTATCCAGCAGAAGTCGAGCGTCGAACAGCTGGCATGTAGGGATCTCCATGCACACCAGTGATCATCTCAACGTCATCCAAAATTCTCCTTCTACTTGGGTCCACATTGGCGGCAAACATTTGGTTCAAATCATTGATGGCAATTTGAACGTAGCG